CCATCCTCTCCGCACAACGATAATAAGAGTAACTTCATGTACGTATTTAGAAAAATACGTGCTTATTCTTTGCGCAGCCGATAGAGAATGTCTAATGGAACAACATCATCATCGTCATCATCTTCGTCATCTTCGTCATCCGGAGAATCTTTTGGCCGAGGTGTTTCTTTATTTGATACAGCATCTACTAAATGAAACCCTACCGGTTTTTTAGTGACTTCTGTATTATCGGGTTCTTCGTCGTCATCGGTGAAATCAATAATTCCATCTAATGATTCCCAAATGCTTTTCATCATTGTATTGACAACGACATCAAAGTTTTCTTGTTTTTTCTTGGGCAGTTTGGTGATACGATGTTGACCCTTAACCACGCCTTTTTCTAAAGCGGATTCAACAACATTACGCAGATGTACGCGCACAGTGAGTCCTCCCTCCGATGTTAAAACTTATGTGCATGATAACCAGCGTCGTTCTTCATATTATAGATATTTAGAATACAATAACTTACATTTTTCACAGATGGAGCGGGAGACGGGGATCGAACCCGCAACCAACAGCTTGGAAGGCTGTGACTCTACCATTGAGTTACTCCCGCGCAAATATGGCTGGGACGGTAGGACTCGAACCTACAACCATTCGGTTAACAGCCGAGCGCTCTGCCATTGAGCTACATCCCAATACAATCAGTATAACACAATATGGTGGAGACGGAGGGAATCGAACCCTCAAGTGCGCCTTGCAAAGGCGCCAGTTTCCCGTTAGCTTACGTCCCCAATTATTACATTTATTTGGCGGGGCCGACGGGGGTCGAACCCGCGACCTCTGCCGTGACAGGGCAGCGTTCTAACCAACTGAACTACAGCCCCGCAAATATGGTGCCCCTGACAGGATTCGAACCTGTAAGCCTGTGTAGGCAGTTGATTTTAAGTCAACCGTGTATGCCATTCCACCACAAGGGCGTATTTTTGGTGCCCGCGACAGGACTTGAACCTGTATGCCCCGAAGAGCAGTTGATTTTGAGTCAACCGTGTATGCCATTCCACCACGCGGGCCTTACTTAACACCGATATCGTGCGTATATCGGTGGTCGTGCTGCGCTGCGATTACTCACCGGCTCATGAGGCCGACGCGCGGCCGCTTCTTCTCCACACGCCGCGCATTCCGTAATCTGTGGGGCATACACACTGGCGCAATTCGGGCATTGCCATCCTTGTGTCGCTGCGGTGCGTATCTCCATACTATCCTCCAATATAGTGGCTGAGGGGGAAGGAATCGAACCTTCATTCACGGGTTCAAAGCCCGTTGTCCTGCCTTTGAACGACCCCCCAACATATTCGTTCGGCCGAATGTGTCTATTATACATCATCAGGATCCGTTCCTGATGAAATTTTCACGCTGCCGTCAACGAGGGATCGTAAAATTTGGGTCGGCACTTCTTGCGGCATCGGCTTCTTGGGCTTCCGAATATGCCGATTGATATCGCCGAAAATATCGGGATACATGGCATGCAACGCTTCTCGAATCATATAACTCATCGTGGCTTTGCGCGCCCGAGCGTAGCGATACAATTCATCAACTTCCCGCTGGGCCACGCGGAAGTAAAGAATGCGATCGCGCATTTCATCCGGCGTGCGCGTGACGCGCTTGGGTCGGTTATTCAAAATGTTGTTGTCCATAATGAGCCAAAAAATAAGAATCGGCAATATCGGACAGCGGACTGCTGATCCGTGTCGCTTTAGGATGACAAATTTTTGCCCATTCTTCTGCCTGAGGCATTTGTTTAATAAACGCAGACCACACATCATCTTTTGTGGCGATTCCACGTCCAGTAGCAAATTTTTTCATTGTTGTCGGGGCAAGAATTTTTAACGGAATAGACGGAAACATTTCATATAAACGCACTTTAAGTAATCCCGCATTTTCACTTAATTGAGTCAATCGTCCCGTTGCACCAAACGCATAATCTTCTAACACAATATGTGTAGGTCTAACCCGCGAAACAATCCCGAGTACCCATGCGGACAATTCAATGAAACGAGGAATCTCACCTTCAGTGGTGGAAGATGTCCAATTAACTGTAGGAATATCTTTGTAGGGTTTGCCCTGCAATTTATAATTTACCCACCATTCAGAATTTGTCCCACTCATCCAGCAGACTGCCGGACATGTGAAAGAATAGTCAATACCGAGAATGGTGTTCACGGGTGATACCATACTGATATTTAGTATCACCCGGTGCGGGAGAGACGAGACGATATGACCCAGACTCATCAGTCACGGTGGGTTCTGTAGAGGGTGCGGAAAGAGAAACGGTTACGCCGGGAATTCCTAACCCTTGCGAATCCCGCACGATCCCTGTGATGACCGTTTGTGCGACCGCAGAGGACACACTCAAGAAGAACAGGACACCAACATAGCCTAACACACACAATCGTCGCATAAACATCTCCTTATAAAGTAGTGGTTATATTATAGAGAATGGGGGTAACCGTATCGTTACGGGGAAGTAACAATACGGTTACGATGGGGTAAAATGTGCTAATCGTGTGTGTCTAATTACTTCTGCGTCTTCAGGGCCTTCGCGAGCGTCCCGTTGGCGCGAACAACATCTTCATAGATGCGGTCGATGGACTGATAGAGGCGTTGTTCTTTCTCGTCTATCAGACGGCTCATCTCGTCAGTCCTCTGTTCCACCGTCCGAGCGAGTTCCGTGATTGTGGCATTTACGTCCGCATGTTTCTGCTCAATGAGACGCAACGTCTCATTGTCGCTTTGCGTCATCTGACGGAACAGATTGTCTTCTCTTTCCGTGATGACTCGTTCGAGTCGGTCGCATAAAGCCCAGACGTTATCAAAACGCCGCGAGACATCATCAAACTGCTGCTTGGTGCGTTCTCGCTCGCGCAGGGTATGCACGGTGAGTTTGATTGAGAGAATTGCGGTGAGCGCCACCGCGAGGCAAAATACTGAACCATAAAGTACCATTTCCATATCCATTCCTAATAAAAAAATAACGAATTACGAGCCTTACAACTTACCTCACACGACGCACACGCACCACCACCAGCACATTTATTTATGTCGTGCTTTCCCAAGACAAACGCATGGTTGTCGATCCAGTTAATCGTTGGTTTCTGGTGGGTTGCGTGTTTCTGCCAAATAAACCATGCGCACACCATCATGCCAGTATGGTAATGGTTAAATCTTCACGATATTAGCGAACTGGACACACACCCCCGGCGCAATCGTCGTCCAACCCAATCTGCCCATCGGTGATAGAGGTAATCAACTTCGTCTTCGCAACAAGGACATCAAACTGCTCCTTCGTAATCTCTTCATACGGCGCTTGCTTGAAGCCGTGCTCACTGTGAAGCAGGAATGACAGCGACTTGTGTCCCGCGGCAAAATGCTTGGTGAGATACTTTTTGATTTCCGGCAGCTCTTCTTTGCGGTAATAGACCGTGCAGGAGACGCTATTATCGCTCCAGTTCTGTTGCAGTTCCTTCACCACCTTAAGTTGCTGTATCGCGGTCATATCCTTCGCCAGCACGGTGCCTTCGGGGAAGGAGAAGGGGAACGACACAATCACGGTACTGTAATCCTGCGACCCGTCAAAGTTCAACCGATACTCAATGTCATAGCCGTGATTGCGGCACACTTCCACGAGGGTATGATTGGAGGCCATTGCAATGCGACGAATCATATATTGGGCATAGCCAGGATGGCAGCCCGGCGTCACCCCAGGCAACAGCGACAGCGTGCCGCTCGGCTTGCAGGTAGTGAGCTTCACACTCGTGGGGAACTCTCGTTCCGCTGAATATTGCGTATCATACTTGCGAAGGTGTTCGTAGGCCGGCTTCAACCACTTTTTCTGCTTGTCGGTCGCTTGCAAGTAGCCGGTAACACCGATGCCCATACGCATATTCTCATTTACGATTTTTTCGGTTTCCTTATGGTGGCAGCCGAGCGCGAGAGATTGTTTGTTGATGCGATATAGCAGCGTAATGACATCTAAAAATTCTTCATACGATTCTATATTCGGAAGAAACACTTCCGCAAGACAGCAAGTTTCAAAGTTGCCCAAAGATTGTTCCGCACAGGGGTTGTACCCGACCACCGTTGGATCCGCATACGCGGTTTCTCCGAGACGACCGACCTGCTTGGAGAGAGTGAGGTTGATGAGGCCATACGGTTCACCACGACCTTCGTAGCCATCCCAAAAAAATTCATGAAGTTGAGAAATGTCGTCACACGCTACGCTATTGTTACTCATACTACGCCACGGTGGAATGTTGCCCAAGTCCCATCGTTTGGCTAGTAAATATTCAATATCATCAGGATCACCAATCGCGAGTTGTGCCGATCGGCGCACATTTCCTGCTACGACAACGCTTCCGATGATGTTCATGATATCCAAACAATCAATCGGTCGCAGATTTTTTCCGGCACGCTTTTCTAAAATAGAGGAAATCTTGGCAATGCCGTCACAAAGAATTTCAGGCCCTGAAGCCACACCACCGAATCCTTTGATGGGTGCTCCACCTCCACGAATCAATTGGGTGGAATAGCGAAACGATTCCGACTTCCGGCGCGAGAACGCACTCTCTAATGTGCGTTCAAGAAGAGACACCCATCCTTCTCGCGTATCGGGGATAATAAAATCCGCATCCGCAAAATCATGCCGTGTCGGCCCATGAAAATTCTTTTTTACGGGAAGAATTTTATTGACATGTTCTTTCTGAATACTGAACCCGACACCACTGCCTAACATCAGCATATCCATCGCCCACGTGAAGGGTCGCACCGCATTATCTACCGCGACGAAGGCGCAGTTTTGGAGTGACGGAAGCCCCAGTCGTTCAATCGTTGGTGTGCCGAGTTGCCAGAGAAAGCGCCCCGCGACTGTGCCCTTAAGCTTCAACATATAATATCGTAATCGTTGTTGCTCTTCGTCAGTGAACCGACAATCAAGCTGATTATTGGCGGCGGCGATAATACGATTTATCGTATCAAGCCATTCTTCGGTGGGTCCGGAGATATTATCTTCTTCGAGGCGCCGAGAATACGTGCGTTTATAGGTGAGATATCCGACAGTTGACCACGGGGTATCAGGGGTAAACGGTTGAGAAGCGGGCAATAACTCTGACATAATTATTCACCGAATGCTAAAGTTTTAATCCACCGAACAAATTCATCATATTCCCGTTCACTCATCTTCAGTTTTTTTGCTTCCTCAAATGATGGAACGGATTGCGAAATCATTACGCTCAGTAAGCGTTGCTCGGTTTGAGATAATGTTCTCGCATTAAGTATATAGTCGCGGAACGCACGAGTGGCCTGTGGAAAGTGGGGTTCTATTAATTGTAGCATCGCTTCTGCCATTACACGAATTTCATATTGTGCATGTGAATCCATTCGTAATTTTAGAAAATGGAACAGATTATGTAAATCACATTTCCAATATAACTCTGTATAGGTAGAAACCGGCAACACAATCCGCGAAATTTCCCGAGATACTTCGTGAACGGTCAACAGCCGATCATAGGATTGAAAGGCTTCATGATTCGACTGTGCAATTTCTAGTTCTGCGCGGCGTGTATGAAGAGAGGGGTCAACTGACGCGCGGCCTTGATGGTTGGTGGGTGATTGAGGGCCAAGCTGCGTTTGCTCGGGAACATACATTTCATTTGTGAGTTCGCTATATCGCCCTGAAACCTCATTAATATTTGCGGTACGATGACGTACTAGTTGACGCGCTACAAAAATAGGTACTTTAAGATAGAAGAGCACTTCACACATTTCAAACGGTGACGTGTGATGATGACGCATCAAATATCGAATCAATGCGGCATCGTTACTGGTTTTCTTTGTGCCCTTTCCGTAGGAAACTCGTGCGGACTCTGCGATGCGGGAATCATCTCCAAACACGTCTAGCAGCGTAACTATTCCATGATCTAAAATAGAAATTTTCACCGGCTCCATGCATGCTCCAATTATTTACTAATACGTTTCCATCGCAAAAATTCTAATTCGGCGCGTAATCCACGAAAGGTGTGACGCTGCACAAGGTCAAGCGTATTATATCCTGCTTTCGCCATATCGTTCAAATCTTTCTCCTTCACCGCTTCGGGCCAAATAACCACGGAAAGATTTGCTTTGAC